AATTCATCCATAATAGCTAACGCAAGAGAATTATAATTACGATAACTATCAGTAGTTGTTTTATGCGTATATAAAGAATCTAATTTAATCTTAAATTCTTTATTAATAAGACTAAGAAAAGTTGAATCTTCATACATTGTTCCAAAGTATGCAATCTTATCATGTAATACAACATTTTCTCCATATGATTTGATAGCAAGTTTACGAAGTTTACTTTCAATTGTGTAATGTTTGCTGTTAAATTTAATACCAAGTATTATAAGTAACCATTCAAAGAATCTTTTAATCATAATTGTAAGAGTTTAATTATTAATAAGAGTTAGAAAAACATTGAGCGTGCTATATACACTAATCTTCTCAATGTTAGTAACAGTAACCCTTACAAAACTGTTACCTTGTTTTATTTAAGGTTTTAGTGGTAAATTTAAATTAAATTGTTTAAGTATTACAGGTATAAATTTACGATTAAATGAACTATTCCAATCAGCATAATTAATGCTTTCAATTACAAGATCCGGTGATACAGTACATGAATCATCTGGTTTATATTGAATCCCAGTACAATCAATATATGTATCATCAATCTTAACTAATGCATGACTACATGCCGTTTCATACTTATCGTAAGGCTTATTATTTATAGCATTTTCTAATTCAGTTCTACTTTCACGACAAATAGAACAATTACAACTAAACTCATAAATAATTTCACTATCTATATTATGTTTAGTTTTGAGAACAGATTGTATCACTAATGCAGATACCGCACAACCACCAGAATTAATATTTGGTATATCTTCTAAATATTCACAAACTTTACGTAATGTATATTTAGCAGCTTCTGAAATAGGTGGATAACAACGCCACATAAGGGTTAGAGTTTTAGTTATTATTTAAGATTAGAATCAATTTGAATATTTGGTTGAATTTTTGTAAAACTATTAATATATGCTGCCATACATACTGTTTTACTAAATCCATCAGGAAGAGTATTTGCAATACTAATTAATTCATCATTCGTATATGTTTTACGAAGATATTGTTTAATCAATCTAAGATTGTGTTTGTGAATATGTGTCATTTATTTAAAAATTAAGGATTTATACTTAATTCAAGTTTTAGTTGAATAGTATCATCTTTAGCAAGTAGATACATAATGTCAACTTCATCATCTGTAATTATATCTATTGGTATTCTAATTAATTCTAGATATAATTGCAATTTAGCTTTTTCTAGATTAGTCATAGCTGTATGTTTTAAGGGTTTATTAACACCCGTATCAATAGGGCATTCTGCACAATCTTTATGTTTGGCTGTATAATTACTGCTACATAAAGTACGATACTTACTTTCATAAGTAAAGGCACTAGGAATAAATCTCGATGAAAAACCTAATGCTGCCAACACAATTTAGATAGAGGTTTCCAATACTAAAGTATAACCTTAAATTGTGTTATATGATCACCTTTATACGGTGTCAAAGTACTCATTGTAAATCAAGAAAATGCCAAGTATTATTATCACTCAGATAAGTCCAATAAATAAGACTATCTGCAAATTCACTATGTTTAATAATAACAAGTGTAGGATTAATATATCTACCTTTATTACTATAAACAAAACCTTCAATCATATTATTGCTAATAAGTTGTGGCGGTACAATATTTGCTGTATTAACTACTGATGCTGGTAAAGCATCAAAGTTTTCAATAGTAGTTTTACTAGTTTTAGCTCTATCACCATTACGACTTTCGCATGAAGCAAGTGTGAGAACACATAAAAGAATTAGAATTGTTTTCATAATTTAAGGATTTATTAATGTAATTAAATCTTTATCAACATCAACAGTAACTTCATGTGAGCAATTAGTTTCATAATCAATTGCCATACCAGTTATATTTACAGAATAACCAGATCCATAATTATCATCCGGCTTAGGATCAGAATTAATAATTACAATTGTATCTTTTATGAATCGGTCATCTTTAGATACAGTATTATTCTCACATTCATAATCATAAAGTGAGATAGTAAGATTTGTTTTTGCATTCATTTTAATTAGTTTTAAGGGTTTGACATTAAGTGAAGGTAATTTCAATCATTGATGCAAATATAAGCTATTATTCCTCATATATAGAGCTATAAACGCCTAAATTATGTAATTAATTGGCAATTATAGAAATATAAGATTAACAGTATATATTCATAATTTTAATGTTATTGTGATTAGTTACTTTTGTTTTTCTTTTTTGTAGTGATACAATGATAGTTATAAGATTAACATTATGAGATATAGAAGTAATATATAAAATAAATTAAATATGTGATATAAATTTAAGAATATTTAAAGATGAGTTAAAATACTTATATGATTACATAATAATGATAACAATATATTAAGAGCATTTTCAAAGTATTCTAAGAATTATAATAATAAAAATAATAATGATAATGATAATAATGATAATAATAGAAATTACATTATATTAAGTATTGATAAGATGATAATTAATAAGATCACCTTTAGGTGCTTGTGAACGTAGGCCATCTGTTCTATTCATCTATTACATAACTTAAATGTATCAAGTAAGTATTGAGATCGTAAATGTGAAGCACTTGTCTTATTATCACTAGTATTTAATTAACATATAAACTATACCCATTACACAACATATTATACCAGCAATAGCAATACTATTACCAGTATATCTATCATGTTTAGATATATACTCCATTGTTTGATTTGTATAAATAGTATGTATGTTTACAAAGATACATACTATACATATTATTATTGACATTATTACATCTGGTCTCATTGTTTTAGTATTAGTAAGCATTAAACAAAAGATAACTCTAATAGTTAAGTAAATGATTACAATAGTATCATTACTATACTTAATAATTAGAGTTATCCTATTTGTAAGTATCAGGTTAAGACTATTAAGCTAATCAGACTTAATAGACTAGTTAATGTAGTAGTTAAGGTGGTTCAAGCAAATACAATTTCAATTGCCATAATAGCAAGACCTTTTGTATTTGCATTAGCCAAATAAAGTCTATTAATACTACATTAACTAGTAGACTAAACATAATATAATGGTATTGTAAAACCATCATCATTAACACTTCTACTAGTATCCACATATGATTACAAAGAAGATTGTAAGATTGGATTAGCATTAGTAATCAATGCACTATACCAATTCCATTTACCTCTCATTGGAGTACAATCAGCAATGAAAATAGTATTAACACATCGTTTAGACGAAAACACATGTGTCATAGTATTCTTAGCACGTGTAAATGTAGCAACTGGTTCACTAATAAATGGAAGATCAATAGGTGAATGATCAGTTAATGTTGGCAATGGTCTAACTTTAATAAGTTTACCATCAATTAATTTCATAATGTTTTTCATAGTTGTAAGGATTTAAGGATTAATGCGTGTAATTACGAATAGAGTTATGCAATTGGAAACAGATTACCCAATTATTATATCAATAAATGGACAAACCGGATTATCTCCAATATTAGTAAAAATAATAGATTCTATATAATTAATATAACAAATATGCTAAACTTGTTTAGCAAATAAATAAACAGCAATAGCCCAATTAAGGACTATTGCTGTTATATTATTAATCCATGTTAGCAAATGCAACCATAGCAAGACGAGCTGATTCACGATCTTCAACCGGTAAAGACATTAACTTGTTGAACATAGCTTCTTTGCGAAGATATTCATTACCTGTGATGAATGCCAGTTCAATTTTACCTTTTGGATCAGATTGACGACCATGAAACTTTACTTCTTTCTGTTTAGTTTCGTACTGTGTTATATGAGCACGACGAACTTCAACAGCAACTTTAACGAATTTACCCTGATTAAGAGCAAATCCTACAAGTTGTTTAGGAGTAATGAATACGCTTTCAACATCTTTCTCGCCAATACGTTGAATGGTCATAACACAAACTTCACGTTTATCACCAGCTTCATCAATCACTTCATTACCATTATCGTCTTTAACAACAAAGGTGCGAACTGATGTAATTTGACCAATAATATCACGAATTGCTGGCTTAGTAAACCCGGTACTAATTTCAGGTTCATCATCATTCAGTTCGATAACATCAAGTTCGAGAGGATTGTCAGGATCATTCAATCCAGCTGATACATAAGCAACTGCAAGATCTTCATCGGCAATAGTATTGATCTTTGTCTTTGCAGGTGTAGGTTTTGCACCATTGTCAATAAGATTCTGAATAAGTGATTCACGAACTTGTTTTACTGTAAGTTTCATGGTAGTAAGGTATTTGGTAAGCTTAATATAATACTGTGTACAAACGAGTGATCTGTTTGCCTTATCAGTACATCCAATATTAGTAAAGATAATAGATTCTATTGTTATATTAAGTAAGACTTTAGATACGGTTGCAAGTATTCTATCTCTATTTTGAAATCTCAATTTTGAAATATCAGTTCCTAATCTGAAATTTCAATAATCTAACTAGACTTTGACGGGGGATAGAAGCTTGTCTAATAATAGTAAAGATAATAGTTAATGGAGGATACATGTTCTATACACTGTCATCAAATAATCAAATCACTATAATCACTATTATAATTGCTATAATCAAATCAAATTATAATTACTGTTATTATTGTTACTATCATAATTATCATTACTGTTATAAATATTATTATCAAATAGCATACTATTATTAAAATCATTATAATTATGAATAGTATCATTATATTATAATCATTACAACTAATGTAATCATAATTTCATTCTTCTTTCCTATAGGGTGTATCGAGTTGTGCTAGTAATCACTTAGTCCAACATCTAGTAATCACTTAGTCCATATCGAATGATTTAAGTCATAGTAAATAGATATGTAATATTAGTAATAATTGCATTATACCCTATAGGACAATAAGTATAAGCTCAATTCATATAATTAATAACAACAAAATCAATTGTACCATTATTTTTAAAACTAGCAATATTAAATATAGAACTAAGATTTCTATCATTATTTCTAATAACTTTATAATAATTGTTATTAACGTTTTTTAACATTTATTAACATATTGTTATTGTATATTAAATATATTTTCATATCTTTGTAAGGCGTAGCCAAATAGACGTGTCCTGCTGACGCTAATAAAACTAAAGATAAAATTAATAATAAAAAGATTAATAGAAATAATAATAGAAATAATAATAGAAATAATACAAATATTATTATTAATAATAATAATCATATAACTAATAAAATTACAATTCATATTATTAATCAAATTAATCATAATTAACTTAATACTAATACTAAAGTAACAATTGTTATGGGTAAGAATAATGGAATTAAAGGTTTAAAAGATACTACTGTATCTATGACTGGGTCAATTAAATCTAATGAACCTAATGTGTTCAAGAAAGATATTGATGTAGTGTTTGATGAATTTAAAGATGAACATAAAAAATTTATTAAATCAGTTGATGATAATGCAATGGGCATAAATAAATCAGTTATAACTATTGAAACTCCTGACATTTATAAACCTACTAATGAAAAATTAATAGCTACAATAAGCTCTGAACATCATGCTAGTTTAGGTTATCCATTAAATGTTATTAATCAAGATACTATATTTGATAGTAATGTATTCACTATTAATAGTGAAAGATTAATGCAAAACTTTAAACAATTTGGTAATCCTATTAATCCAATTATGGATTATACTAAATTAATGGATATTACTAAACCATTTAATATTACCAGATGGCAACCTGCTATTGGCAAGTTTCTATTACTTGGTATTAGTGATGTTAGTCCTCTTGTATTATCTGGTGTAACTAAAGTTGATGGTCCGGATATTGATAAATATACTTCACCTTTTAAATATTTTATTGTTGGAGTATTTCATCAAGACATGAATAGTAAATTTGGTATGAGAGCATTATATAAAGTTCATTCTAAATCAGAAGTTATTGGTCGTGAAGAAGATCCTATGAGTGCGTATAATCTTAGTATTTCATATAAAGATCCTAGTATTAAAAAAGGAATACTTGAAAACAAAGATAAAGCTGCTGTAGAACGTATTAGTACTCGTATGCTTATATTAGTTGATGAAATGGAAATTAGTGGTTATACTTACTAAAAATAACATTATATAATATTTCCTTATTATATACCTCAAACTTGGAAACATGATACTAGATTATATTATTACTTCTAATTGTGATAAAGCTATTAAAAAATATTTAGCACAAAGTTTTTACACACTTAATGATATACAATATCAAGAGTATTTTGCAACACTTGATAAAATACATCAAAGGAAAATAATGTATGATATTATTGTAGCACAAGCACAAACATTAAAAGATAATATTGAAGCCTGTAAGACAACCACTCTTACAGGCTTTGGTACTTTTAAATATCGTGAAGGTAAAAAAAGAGCAGAACATTTTAGAAATGAACTAGCTAATGATTATGGTTACGATAGATTTAAAGATATTGAAAATGAAGGTTTGCGTAGTAAAATTATTACTAAAGTTAGTAGTATTAAACGTGAACTATTCATTACAGAACACATTGATAAGATAAAATTAGGTAAATCGTATCAATCTGCAAAAGTCTATAAACTTAATAGAAAAAGTGTAAAATAATGATAAATATTTTCATGTGATTGTTGAATGTACTATTAATTGTTGTATCTTTGTAAGGTTAAATAATTAATAATACAAGACCATGAAAACAGTTATCGTATCAAAGCACATTACTGATAAATTCAAGATCAGTGAAGCTACAAGCGAAGCTAAAAACTCAACTGCTACCGAAGGAATCACAAAGGTTGGAATCAAATTCAAAAAATTATTACACTTGATAATCTTACTTTAATGATTACTCCTGCATCTGAATACAAACTTTTCTTTGACGAGAAACTACATAAGTATTATGATGAATTAAATAACCCTTTAACTAGTGTTACTACTGTTATTGGCAAATATGAATATGAAACAGATTGGCATCAAGTTGCTCGTAACTGTTGGAAATCAGGAATACGAACACAGAATAAATATACTGGTAAATCAGTTGCTCAAATAGAAGCTGAATGGAAAGCTAATAGTGATAGAGCATTAGCACAAGGTAATGAAAAACATAATTATTTAGAAACATCAGTTAAAGATAGTTCTAATTTTTATAAGTTTCATAGTAGACATCCTGGAAACAATCGTAGACTTTACACTATACCTGAGATTATATCTAATCCTGGTTATGGTAAATTGTCTATTGATGATTTTATTGTTAGTGGTATTAGAGACAGATACCCTGAAATATTTTATGTTATACAAACACTTGTAAAAGCTGGTTATAGAATATATGCTGAAATAGGAACATATAACATTGATTTACTTATAACTGGCTTAATTGATATATTACTAATTAAAGGTAAGTCATTTATTATAATAGATTGGAAAACTAATGAAGCACCTATTATATTTGATAGTGGCTATTTTGAAAAAGATGAAAATAATAAACGTACTGATAGATGGATTGCTCAAGATCATAAGATGAAGTTTCCACTTACTCATCTTGCATCTAGTATTGGTAATAAATATGCATTACAACTAGGAACATATGCTTGGTTAGTTATTCAATTTGGTTTAAAGCTAGAAGGTTTAATACTATGCCAAATAGTTCAATTAGATAATGGAAAAGAAGTTTGTAATATACAGCCTTATCCTATTCTAACTAAAGATGCTGAAACTATGATGCGTCATCATAGAAGTAAACAAGTAATTAATGTTCAACGTTCAATCTCAATATTTTAACTTATAATAACACGTAAAATTTGTATTAATCCTGTTTAAATTATGAATACATATAGAAAGATTGCAACTGTTAAAGCAAAATTATTTGAAAAAGGTGATGAAGATGGTATGATTGCTAAAGGTGATATACTTGATGTTATGGAAGATAATCATTATAATATCAAAACTGATCTTGTTCCATTTATAAAAACATTAGAAAATCAATATCATAAAGGAGAATTTTATAAATATTATTTATGTATTGGTATTGATAATGAACGATGGCTTGTTGAAAAATCTATATTTGAAAGAACTTATGAACTTGTTAATAGTTAACTTATGATAACACGTAAACTTGCATTAAGTGCAGGACATTCAAATGAAACTGGTAAAGATAACGGTGCCAGTTATAATAATCGTATTGAAGGTATAGAAACTGTTAAACTTCGTAATGCATTAGTTGAAGAGTTTAAACTACATCATGTTACAGTTAATGTTGATGATGATAAAAATGTAACTAAAGAAACGGTTGCATTATTTAGTAAATATTTTGAAGAACAAGACATTCTTATTGATTTACATTTTAATGCAGCAACAGATGTTAAAGCAACAGGCGTTGAAGTTATCATACCCGAAAAGTATAGTACTATGGAGTATTCTATGGGTAGTGATATATGTAGGACTATTTCTAATACTTTAAATATTAGTAATCGTGGAGTTAAACCTGAATCTATGTCTGCTCGTGGTAAACTTGCTTGGATGCATATGATAGGTGAAACTATTCTTATTGAAGTTTGTTTTATAAGTAATATAAAAGATATGGCTAAATATGATGCTAATTTTACATTACTTGTTAAAGAACTAGTTTCAATGATTCTTAATTACAAATCATTACAAATACTTTAAATTATGTGGTTACTTATATGGAATAGAATACTTACAAGTCCAATTACTAAATATGTAGTTGCAGGCATAGTTATAATATTTATAGTAATAGGTATTGTAATGCATTTTACAGCTAAATATAAAACTACTATTGATAGATTAGAATATAACACTAAGGTTAGTAATACTAAACTTAAAGTATGGACTAATAAATTTGGTGATGTTGTAGTAGAGAAATCTGCATTAATGTTAACACAAAATGAATTTAGGAATAGTACTAATGAAACTATTAATACTCTTAAGTCTAAACTTGAAGCTAATGGTGTTAAAATTAAAAAACTTGAATATGCATTAAGTGTTGAAACAGACTTTAATGCAGATAGTATAGTTCCAATTATAACTGATACACTTCATACTAATGATAGTGTATTTATTGTTCAAAGACTTGATAGTTTGACAATAGGTGATTTTAAACTTATACGTGTTGAACTTAATAATGCTAGTCATTATAATATTAGTTATAAGCCTACACTTTATATTGGAATATCACATTATAAAGATGGTAAATGGAGATTAAGAAATCTATTTCATAAACGTGATATTAGATATAAAGTAATTATAAGTAGTAGTGATAAAATGCTTAAACCAAAAGATATTCAAATAATTAAAATTGATTAACCTTAAATACTTAAAACTATGAAACCTACTATTGGAAAAATTGTATATTATAAATTGCCTGATTGGGATAAAACATCAATTAATGGTAATAAATCTGATATATTACCTGCTGTTATTGTAGCAGTATGGAGTGATACTTCTGTTAGTCTTAAAGTAATTACTGATGGACTTAATGATTTATGGAAGACATCAGTGCAATTTGGTGATACTACTGGTACATGGTCTTGGCCTACTATTGAATAACATATGAAATTATTCACACTAGATAATGGTAATATACGTATTAACGTAACAGAAGTGCTTATTATAAAAGAATTTGAAGGACTTCTTTTACGTGATACTAGTATTGGCAAATTACGTGCATATAATGAATTTAAATTTATTTATCATTTAGCTGATCCACTTAGTAGACCAAATCAAGATGGATTTAATGAAACTCAAGCTATTGAATTTGCTTGTAAAGAATGTGATTTTCCTAAAGATTATAAACCAGATAAACTTGTTGAAGCAGCACTTGTTAAATATGCTGATCTTAGATCTAGTGTAATTGCTGAAGTTTGTGAAGAACTATTAATATCATTTCGTACTAGTTCTACGGTACTTAAAAAAATTAGAGCTAGAATTGATGTATTACTTTCTCAACCAGAAGTTACTGAAGATAGTATTAAAAACATTATTGGACTTCAAAAACAAATAATGGAAATGGGTAGTTCTATACCTGATAATATTAAGAAGATTGTTGTTGCACAAAAAGAACTTGAAGCTACTAATAAAGTTCTTGGTAGAGGTAAGATTGAAATAACCGATAGCATGGATCCTAAACGAGCTCTTGGTTAAGATGAATACAATAGTACTACCAATATTATTTAATAGTGAGATAATTCAACAAGCAAGTGATGCTGGTTTAGAGTATGATATGAAAGATTGTATTATTCGTAATGTAATTTTTATAGCATTAATGAAATTGGTATTTATTATGATAATTATAAACCTACTAATTACACAACAATCTATGCTAATGGTGATACATTTGTTTGCCAATATAATATAGATAAAGTCGAACAACTAATTAATACCCATTTAGGATTAATGAATAAATCACTTTATATTAACAATTAAATTTAATAGCCATGATTAGAAAAACAAATACTAGTAATAATATTACTAATAGTAAACCAATTGAAAAAGAAGTTAAAGCAAATGAAGTTAAATATAGTATCACTGATATTACAGATATTGATACTAAAACTGAAATTGGACAATTATTTGTAACTGCATTAACAATCTTATCTAGACGAATATATACTGATAAAACACCAAATTCAATTATTGAATTGTTACATACTCATAGTAAAATTGTCTTTATTGATAAATAACTTATGAATTACGGTGATTATCAATACGTAGCTGGACTTCATCCTTTTATAGACTTTGTTTATGAGGATAAGTCCAGCTATCCTTTTGCCTCTACTAAAGGTTATAATGATCCTGATAATGATTTTAAAATAGGTGAAATCAGTCAGGGTTTCATTATGAATTGGGATTTTATATTTATTAATACAGATAAATTTAGTGAAGTTGCTAATTTATATAGATCAAATAAAAGATATTGTTCATTTTATCCTAATACTAGAGAATATAATGATTTTTGGACTAGAGAAACTACTAGACGTCGTGAAGGTTTAACACTTAATTGTAAATTATATCATAGTGATGTTGATGAATATTATGATTCAAATACAACAGATGATAGAAAAAAAGAATTACTTCATCCACTTAGAATTACAGGTGATCATTATAATCATCTTAATTATGGTAGAATGTTACGTACACCTACTGATGAAGAAAAAGTACATTTGCTACAAATAAAAAGTAAAAAGAAGAAAATACAAGACTTCCCACAATTCTGGGATGGTGACTATTGGAATTATAAAGTTGACGAGTTTTGTGTTAACAATTCATTTCATTTGGCTAAGAGTAAAGCACGTCGTAAAGGTTATTCATATAAACGTAGTTCTCAAGCTGCTAATACGGTTAATTTAAATACTGACATTACTATTATATTAGGAGCGTATGATATAGATTATTTAACAGCAAAAGGTGCTACTGCTGATATGCTTAAAACTAATCTTGATTGGTATGAACGTCAAACATATTGGCATAGAGGTTATATTAAAGAAGCGTTAACTGAAATACATTTAGGTTATAAAGAAAGTACTGGTGGTAATACTTCACTAGGTTGGAATAGTGCTGCACTTAGTGTATCATTATATCAAAATGCTTCCGCTCTTATTGGTAAAGATGCAGTTGAAGTTGATATTGAAGAAGCGGGTAAATGTCCTAATCTTCAAGAAGTACTAAATGTTACAGAATCATCTACTGAATCTGGTGATGAATTATCTGGTATAATGCGTATATATGGAACAGGTGGAGCTAAAGATGCTGATTGGACTGCATTTAGTAATGCATTTTATGATCCGTCTAATAATAGTATGTTACCACTTGAGAATGTTTGGGATCAAGACGCTAGAGAATTTGTATGTGGTTTCTTTCATCCACAGATTCTTAATTATTATCCTCAAATGGATAAGCATGGTAATAGTTATTTAATTAAATCATGGTATCTTGATGTTGATCGTAAAATAAAAGCAAGTAAGAGTAAAACAGCTAATGATTATAATGTATATTGTGCTCAACGTGCTAATAGCCCAAGTGAAGCATTTATCATTGGCAGTACTAATATATTTTCATCTGCTGCTTTAACTGAACATTATAAGAATTTAACTAATGGCACAACTAAAATATTCTATCGTGATGGAATGATTTTAGAGCGTAATGATAAAATTATATTTTTAACTAATGAAGAACTTAAAAGTGAAGGAATTAAAACACATGATTATATAATTAATGTGCCTATTCGTAAAGAAGATGATCCTAAAGGTTGTGTTAGAATGTTTCATTCACCATTTAAAATTAATGGTAAAGTACCAGATCATTTATATGTTGTAGTTATTGACCCAATGGGTAAAGATATTGATGAAAAAGAAATTACAGTTAGACATTCATTGGTATCTATTGAAGTTTGGATGTTACCTAATAATGTTGCTAATAGTACTGGTGATATTATGGTTGCTTCATATACAGGTAGGCCAGAAACACTTGAAGAAGGTTCTGATATTGCAATGTATCTTACAGAATTATATAATGCTGAATGTTTACCAGAGACAGATCGTGGTACTACAGTTGTTGATTTTAAAAGACGTGGTAGAAAAAGACTATTAGCGCGTGATCCAATGCGTATAGTTAAAGATGAAGTAATGTATAATATACCATATGGTACTAATATTGGTGGTGGACCAAAAGCGGATAATGCTATTATGGCTTATAAAGATTTACTTTACACTAAATGTAGTGTAACAGAAGATGGTGAACCTGTTTATGTTTTACACTATATACAAGACATAGCTCATATAAAGGAATTGCTACGATACAATAAAAAGGGTAACTTTGATAGAATTAGTGCTGGTAGATTATATCCTATATATAGGAAAGCTTATCAATATAAAAAAGTTGCACCTAAAATTCCAATGACAACAGGTAAATCAATTATTGCTTCACTAGGTTTATATAATAGATAAATTATGTCAACACAACCTAATTACAAAGTATCAGACGCAATTAAACGTACTAAAGATTGGTATATTAATGCTATTGATTGGCTAATATCTAAGTCTATTAGTGATAATAATAAAAGACAAACATTTGAAGCACAACGTGTAGCTAATGGAATTATTGATACTAATGAATTTAAGAATACAATACAACCATTTGCTAATGTTGGAGAAGAGATTAAAAATTTACCTGGTACTATTCGTAATATAGATTTTGTTACTAATATACGAGAAAAGAATATTGGTGAATATATATCACTTCCATATAAATATTTTGTAACAGTTGAGAATCCTGATCTAATTATGAAACGTGATTCTTTAGTATCTCAAATGGTATTTAAAGAAGTACAGTCATTATTAGCTACTTATGTTGAACAATTACAAAGTGGACAACAACCACAACAAATTGATCCTGCTGTTATTAAAGATAAAGCTGATAAACTAGCTCAAGAGTTTTTTGATAATAAAGTTATTGAAGCTCAACATATACTTGACTTTATTAATCATTTTAATAACTTTTATTTTCAACGTATTCAAGCATTTAATGATTGGTGGTGTACTACTGAATTTTATACTTATAGATATATCCAAAATGGAGAATTGTATAAAGAAGTGTTTGATGTAGCATCTTCATACCTTATTGAAAACAATGCTGATTTCAATGAAGATAAAGAAGGTTTTATGTATAAACAACGTATTACTTTTCAAGAATTTGAGCAACATTATTCAGATAGACTTACTAAAGATGAACAAGATTATCTTAAAACTATTAGTTATAATGCAGGTATGGGAGGATATACTGTACCAATTAATATACTTTATGAACGTGGTAATTTAGATGGTCTTACTAATTACACTACTGGTAATACAAATAATTA